AAAAATCTACATCAACAGTCACAAATGTTGTTGAAGATAATAAGATTAGTCAGAACGAACAGAACACAGAGTTTAGTACCATATCTGATGACTTCTTAGACTTTAGTGAAGCTAACCCATTTGGTGACCCGGAGAATAACTGATGAAGAGTTTTGTGACATACATCAGTGAAGGTATAAAGCTCAAACTTACTCGTGGTAAGGATATGGATGTATTAAAAATGTGGAATAAAGGCGAATCAAAATGGGTTGAGCTAAGAGGTAAGCCTGGGTTTGAACGTAAATATGATCCTAAAGATCCACTACACAAAGCTATTACAGCTTTAGGTAAGTCGGCAAATATATCAGATTTTGTGAATGGTAACGAAGTAAACATCAATCCAAATCACCCTGATGGAAAGAAAGCTTTAAATACTGTAAAAAGGTTGATGAAACAATGAACGATATTTTTGATTTCGGTTTTACAGCAGTAGATGAATCTGAACTAGAAGCAGTACAAGCTCTTGGTGCAACTGCTAAAGATGTTGAGGAAAAAGCTTCTACTACACAAGACAAACTTGACAAGTTGTACAATGCTATTGTACCACTTCTAAATAACTTAAAAAAGAACCCTGAAAAAGAATATATCCTCTGGCCCAATAGACTAGAAAAGGTAGAAGAGTTTGAAACTCACCTTCAAACGATTTATAAAGGTTAACTATGTTTGGAACACATTTTTATCATCAAAGGATTAGAAAGAGTGTAGCAGTCTTTGGTACGCTATTCAATAACCTTTATGTTCTACGTAAAGACTCTACTGGTCAAGTTATATCTCAAATAAAAGTTCCATTGTCATATGGTCCTAAGAGAAAGTTTCTTGAGCGTATTAGAGAAAATCCTAACTTAGATACTGATACAAAGGTAGCTATTAAGTTACCAAGAATGTCTTTTGAAGTAACTACCATTGGATACGATCAAGGTAGACAGCTTCAGAAAACTAACACATTCACACAAGCTGGAACAGGCTATGGTTCACGCAAAAAGTTTTACAGCTTTGTTCCTTATAATATAGGATTTCAATTAAGCATCTATGCCAAAAGCCAAGACGATGCACTACAAATAGTTGAACAGATTTTGCCATACTTTAATCCACAGTATAGTGTTACAATCAAGCCAATAGATGGATACCCTAATATCAAAGAAGATATGCCAATCGCATTAACAGGCGTAGACTTTTCTGATGATTACGAAAGTCCACTAGAAGCTAGAAGAACTATAATATACACACTTTCTTTTGATATGAAAGTAAACTTCTATGGTCCAGTTACTAATAGCAATGTTATTAGAACTGCACTTACAAATGTATTTGAACAACAAAGAGGACTAGCAGATTCAGATTTACAAGTAGCCAAGTTTAGAACAAGACCAGATCCGTTTGCTATCTCTGCAGATAGTGACTTCTCATATCTTGATTCATCAGACTATAACTACCTATTTGATTTTGATAGTGCATAACAATGAGTGATGATAAACAAACAGCAGACAATGATTTTGAATATTCAAGAAGAGTGTATCACGATCTCTTAGCCAAAGGTTCGGAAGCATTAGAAGAGATGATGGAAGTAGCTAGGGCTACTGAACATCCACGTGCATTTGAAGTCTTATCAAATATGATGAAAAATATGGGTGATATCAATGGCTCACTTATGGATCTTCATAAAAAGAAAAAAGATTTCAATAAAGAAGATAAACCACTAGAGATACCAAACCAAACTACTAATAATGTTTTTGTTGGTTCTACAAGCGATCTGCAAAGAATGCTTTTACATGATGATGAGGAAAACGTAGTTGACATTAGCGATTACAAGAAAGATGAATGAGACCTACCTTGGTAACGCAAACATTAAAAGAGATGGTGTTGTCCACAACTTTACTAAAGATGAAGTTGTTGAATACAAGAAGTGTTTAGATTCCCCATCATACTTTGCAGTTAACTATTGTAAGATTATTCACGTTGATAAAGGGCTAGTCCCTTTTGAGTTATATCCATATCAGGAGAAAATGTTTGATCACTTCAACTCTAACAGATTTAGTATTGTTCTTGCTTGTCGCCAGTCTGGTAAATCTATTTCTTCTGTCGCTTATCTTCTTTGGTATGCTATCTTTCATCCTGAGAAAGTTATTGCGATTTTGGCGAACAAAGGAGCCACAGCGCAGGAGATGCTTGGAAGAGTAACTCTTATGTTAGAAAACCTTCCATTTTTCTTACAGCCTGGTTGCAAAGCACTCAATAAAAGATCCATAGAGTTTAGTAATAATAGTCGTATTGTTTCTGCTGCAACATCAGGCTCATCTATTCGTGGTATGTCAGTTAATCTACTATATTTGGATGAGTTTGCGTTTGTTGAGAATGCAGCAGAGTTCTATACATCAACTTACCCTGTTATTTCATCTGGTAAAGATACCAAAGTTGTAATCACTTCTACTGCAAATGGTATCGGTAACATGTATCATAAACTTTGGGAAGGAGCAACTCAAAGAACTAACGAGTTCTTTCCTTTCAGAGTTGATTGGTGGGATGTTCCTGGTCGTGATGAAGAGTGGAAAGCTCAGACTATAGCTAACACATCAAACTTACAGTTCGATCAAGAGTTTGGTAACACATTCTTTGGTACAGGTGATACGCTAATAAGTGGTAACTGTCTACTAGAACAAAGAGCCGAAAACCCTTACAAAGTTTTAGAAGGTGGCAATGTTCTTGTTTATAAAGAGCCTGAAAAGGATCATCAGTATGTTATGACAGTAGATGTTGCGAAGGGAAGAGGTCAGGATTACTCTACGTTTAACGTGATCGATATTAGCACAAGACCTTTTGAACAGGTTGCTGTATATCGCAATAATACTATATCTCCTATTCTCTTCCCTAACATTATATATAAGTACGCAAATGTCTATAACGAAGCTTATGTTATAGTAGAATCAAATGATCAAGGTGGTTTAGTCACCAATGGTTTATATAATGATTTAGAATATGAAAACTTACACATGGAGTCTCTGATAAAAGCAGATCGACTTGGTGTTGAAATGAATAGAAAAGTGAAAAGGATTGGATGTTCTGCTATTAAAGAAATCATAGAAGATAATAAGATTCTTATAAAAGACTCTCAAACAATATTGGAAATGTCTACATTCATCGCAAAGGGGCAATCCTTTGAAGCGAGTGACGGAAACCATGATGACTTGATGATGAACCTAGTGTTGTTTGGATATTTTGCAGTCTCCAACTCTTTTGAACAGATAACAGATTTATCTTTAAAAGAAATGATGTTTAAACAAAGAATGGACGAAATAGAAGCAGATGTATTGCCATTTGGTTTTATTGATGATGGGTTAGATGAAATAGAACAAGAACAAAATCTAGTACAAGGCAAGCCTTGGTACGAAGATATGGGGTATATGGTCTAAATATATTAAAATATAAATACATGTAATTGAACTCCGTATAATGAAAAACTTATAATTCGATTACTGGAAAAGGAACGAAACATGGCAATTGGTACACCTTCAGAGTCTCCAGCTATTGTCGTCAAAGAAGTTGATCTAACAGGTGTCGTGCCTAACGTACAATCAACTACTGGCGCATTCGCAGGGGCTTTCCGTTGGGGTCCAGCAGAAGATGCAACGCTTATCTCAAATGAGGCGCAGCTTGCAGAAACCTTTGGAGCACCCAGCGATAGTTTTGCGGTAGATTTTCTATCTGCTGCATACTTCTTAAAATACGCCAATGCATTACAAACTGTTCGTGTAGTACACAGCACAGCAAAGAACGCTTGTGATAGTGCTGATGCAGCCACGCTTATTAAGAACAGTGATGCATGGGATAACGGAACATTTACAAATGGTAACATCTTCGCTAAGTGGGCTGGCGAGTTTGGTAACTCATTACAAGTTGTGTGGTCAGATGGCACTAACTGGTCATCATGGACACAAGCTTATAAAGATGAGTTCGATGCAGCACCTTCCGGTGAAGAGCACCATGTATTGGTATTAGACCAAGATGGTGTAATCACAGGAACAGCAGGTACTGTTCTTGAGAGATTCCCATATGTTTCTGCTACAGCAGGAGCAACTAATACTGATGGATCAAGTAACTATATGAAAGAAGTTATCAACAGACAATCCGAATATATTTGGATGAATAATGTTGTTGACTCAACTGGTTCACATTCACTCACAGGCGGTACAGTTGGTACTACACCATCTACTGCTTCATACTTAACAGGCTTTGATGCATTCGAAGATAAAGACACAGTGCAACTAGATTTCTTGATTGCACCACAAGCTGATTCTGGTGGTGCATTATCAACACTAGTAAACGACTTAGTTGGAACTGCGGGTGTAACTCGTAAAGACTGTGTTGTTGTAACATCTCCAGCTAGAGATACTGTTGTTGGTGTCAGTGATCCTGTAACAACTACTGTATCAGACGCGAACAGCTTGACATATAGTTCGTATCTGTTCATGGACAACAACTATCTAAAAGTCTATGATAAATATAACGACAAATATGTTAACATTCCAGCAGCATCATCTACTGCGGGTATCATGGCAGCTTCAGACGCTAACGCAGCACCATGGTTCTCACCAGCGGGTTCTAGAAGAGGCGCATATGTAGGAGTTACATCTCTAGCATATACACCAACAAAGTCACAGAGAGATACACTTTACAAAGCTGGTATCAACCCTGTTGCTAATCTTCCTGGACAAGGTGTCTTGCTTTATGGCGATAAAACACACGTAAGTAGACCTTCAGCATTTGATCGTATCAATGTTCGTAGACTATTCAACGTTGTTGAAAGAGCTATTGCGCAAGCAGCTAGAAACACATTGTTCGAACTGAATGATGAGTTTACAAGGGCTGAGTTTGTTAACATCGTAGAACCATTCCTAAGAGAAATCAAAGGACGTAGAGGTATTACAGACTTTAGAGTTGTATGCGATGAAACAAATAACACAGCAGCCGTTATTGATAGAAACGAGTTTGTAGCTAATGTATTCATTAAGCCTGCACGTTCTATCAACTACATCACTCTAAACTTTGTAGCGGTCAGATCTGGTGTTGACTTCGAAGAAGTCGCTGGAAGACAGGTATAAGGAGATAGAAGATGGCAGTTTTAGGCGTTGATGATTTCAAAGCAAAACTACGTGGCGGTGGTGCGCGTCCTAATCTATTTAAGGCGACAATCAACTTCCCTGGTTATGCAAATGGCGATGTAGAACTAACATCGTTCTTGTGTGAAGCAGCACAGTTACCTGCTTCCACAATGGGGACGATTATTGTTCCTTTCCGTGGTAGACAGTTAAAAATGGCAGGTGATCGTACATTTGATGTATGGACACCAACTATTATTAACGATACAGACTTTAATGTTCGTGATGCAATGGAGCGTTGGATGAACGGTATGAATGCACATTCTGCAAATACTGGTCTAACAAATCCTGTTGATTACGAAGCAGATCTTATTGTTGAGCAAATCGACAAAGACGGTTCTACATTGAAGACATATAACTTTAGAGGTTGTTTCCCAACAGCTATCTCAGCTATTGACTTGAACTATGCAACTGAAAACGAGATTGAACGTTTCTCAGTTGAGTTCCAAGTACAATACTGGGAAGCCGCAACGACTTCTTAAACCACTATAAATACTTTTGAGGGACTGTAATGGTCCCTCTTAACTTACTTTTTAGGAATTAATATGGCTGAAGAGAGCGGACTCAGATTATTTGGTTTTGAAATAAAACGTGCTAAAGATAAGAATGCAGAGAAAATGCAATCTATCGTGCCACCTGTTGATCAGGATGGTGCAGGCTATGTTACTGCTGCTGGTGCTCACTATGGTACTTATGTAAACCTTGGTGAAGGAGACCATGCAAAAGACAACTTACAAAACATTAGACAGTACCGTGCTGTTGCAACTCACCCTGAAGTGGATGCAGCGATTGAGGATATTGTAAATGAAAGTGTTGTGGCAAACGAAAACGAATCTCCAGTATCACTTATATTAGA